TCAGACAAACCGCTACCATGATGCGAATACTCAGTCGCTGCACCTACTAGCTTAATGCCTGTATCTATTTGATCGACTATTGCCGAACTACTTTGAATCAGGTTGTCTAACTCATTGCTTTGTACTGCGGAACTTATCACTAATAGAAATGCTATCTTCTTCCACATCTTCACTAACCTCGCCTATCTGGAGAATGCCGTTATAAAACTTACGGTCTTCCTTGTAATCAGGAATATATAGTTCTGGGTTCTGCTTTATCAGCATAAGCCCCCTCTTCCCCGCTACTAATCTCCCATTGTTTATGAACGGGCATGGTGAACCCGCCAACAACATACTGCGAAATACATTAACATCAGAGCAAAGCATAGAAACTGCTGCAACCTTTAGCCCCAGGTCAGCCAGTAGCTTTGCATTCTTACGTCTAGAGCAATCCTCGTCTAACTTATACCCACCGCTAGAGAAGCCCACTGCAACAGTCTGTAACGACCCTGCTGTGCCTCTTAAACAGGTATCCATGCCATTAGACATAAAGGTTGGTGATATTGCTGATCCTACTGGAATCTCACTTGATGAACCTGCACCATTATAGGTGTTGCTTGTTGATTCATCGACTGTGTTGTTATTTGAGTTGGTGGTAGAGTTATCACCGTGAAAGGTATTTAGGCTTCCCTCTTGAGCATTATCTGCGTAACAAACACTAGCCAGTATCCATAGGATAACCACGGAATAGCCGTGGAATAGCCGTGGGATAACTGTTAGGTTCACTGCCTGTCTTGCTCCATCCATGCCTTCATTTGCATTACGTTTTCATCAATACGCGCTACTTGTACTTGTAAGTCACGCTGCCTAGCATCTAACTGCTCTAGCTTATTATCAACCTTAACAATATCTTTAGCGTTTTGATCGACACCAACTTCAACCTCTGTGAAAGCTCCCATAACATTAATTGCATGAACCGCTAACAATACGAATAAAGTAATCGGTACATTTTTGCTTAAATGCCAATCTTCCATCTGCTTCTCCAGTTATGGGTTGAGTAAGATTATCTGGTTAATTAAGTTCTCTAAGTGTTGATTATACGCTAAAACTACATTGTCAGTATGCAACTTTTTACAGCGAAGCAATAATAAAAGCTAGTAACTGCTCGTATCTAACACCAAGCCTATTCTTTTCAACTGCTATATCTCTTAGCTCTTCTGGCACTTCTTCTAAGCTAGGGTAAGCTATTCCACCTTCTTCTGTTTCATACCAAATATCTTCCATAAACATAGCGTAGCGGTGAGCATCTAAACCTTCTGCTGTAAAGGCATCTTGTAAGTCTTGCGCTATGATTCCAAAGTGAATACGCGCCCCTTCGCCCTTTAATTGTATAGCCTCTGTTCTGCGATACTTTCTCAATAAGGTTTTACACTTTGTAGCTACTCGTAACTCTGCATCATTTAGCTCTTCAATGTCTTGCTTTTCGTTTCTGTCAGAAGATGTTGTAGTGCCACTTGCAAAATATCCTAACTTCCATCGCGCAAAAGATGTGCCAAAGTTGCAAGTATTGTCAACATAACCACCAGTGCTAGCGTTAGCAGAATAAATCTGCCTTGATCCAAATCCGTCAAAAAAAGTAAAAGCCGCTTGACCAGTTCCAATAATCATCCGAGAAGGTGAACTAGAACTCCCAAGTACACCAATCTTAGCGGCTGTTGCAAGACCTGTAGAACTATATTTTGCCCTGAAATTAACTAGCACATCGTAAATATCTGCTCCTGATGCATCTGAATTTACGTTTAAGTTAGTTGCTGTTATAGTTCCAGTGGTAGTTAAACTGCCGTCTAAAGTTTGACCGCCAAAATTGCCAAGATAGCTAGATTCATTAACTAGTATTTCCTGACTCTCAGCCAATACATTAATTGATGTAGTGTTGCCTGAGACTGCTACAGATGTTTCAGATGGTTGTATAGTAAGGGTCGCTGTGTTGTCAGACACAGAAACACTGGTTACGTTTTCAGTAACCGTAACGGTAGTGTCAGATGTAACGTCTACTGTTGTAACATCTTCTGTAACAGTTACGCCCACTAGTCAGTAACCTCTCTAGTAACTTCTGCCTTGCCCTGAATGATGCGCTCTACACTAGTGCCTTCATAAATCTCAACGTCATAAACATAGAAACCTGCTGTAATATCATCAGTTACAGTGTTAGCCATCTTCATTACTATAGTGCCATCATCACCTAGCGATCCACCACCACTACCTGTGAAGGTAAAGTCATAAGACTGGGCTGCATCGTATGTGCTTTTTAATTTACCTCTAGCATTCCAACCGGATAAGTGTCTAGCTGTACCGCCATCTTTAATAACCAAAGTCAGCTCGAAGTCTGAGCCTTGATCTATCGTTATATCATATTTACCTGCGCTCATAATTTAAGCCTCGTTATCTCTGTAAGCTACTATTTCATATTCGTCTGGGCTTGTACGAGAACCCCAGAAAAACATACTAACATTTTCAGTATCGCTATGCTCTGCAATCATTTCATTAAATGCATTTTGCCCTTCTAACAGAACCTCATACTCACCGACAACAGTTTGTGTTTCTGTATTATCTTCTGTATTTAATGTGATATATCCAACAACTATCATGGCTAACCTACTATTCTGCTGTGTAATGTAATATCTACTGCGTTTGCTCTTAATGCTGTGCTACTTATTGAACTAATAGCGTGTTTGATTCTCAACCTACACTTTATGTCTCTGTGAAATCTACCCATATAAGTATGCATTGGTACATTCTCATATTTTGCATAACTGCCATCATTTGAAATGGTTTGTAATTGTGATTTAGCAATAACCCATGTTCCTGCTGTTGCACCTGTAGTTAAGCCAGAGTATAAAACTTGCGCGCCAGTAGTAATCAAATTTGATGGATACGCATTTATATCTACATAAGTTTTAAGCTGTAGTTCCTTTAGGCTGACATTATCAAAAAACGCAGAATCATTTCCTGCGTCTTCGGTCTGGATGATTATGTAAACCGTTGAAACATCAACAATGAACTCTCTAACATTCGTGCCGCCAACTGTAATCCAACCTAATCCACCTTGATATTCTATCTCATCGTCTGGGTCAGTTGATGTGCTAACAATAATTTTGTAAGGAGTAGACGTTGGCTGATCGTATGCTAGCCTATATTTTTTCCCTGCTGTAACTGTAACAGCTTGCGAAATCTGTGCTTTTTCAGCGCTTCCTGATACGCCATTTAGTGTGCCGTAATAGGGGGTAGTGAATGTGCCGTTTGCTACTGTCCAGTTACTAGTGCTAGAAAAGTCACCATTTAAAACTAATTCACTTCCTTCATAATCATACTTCAATCTAAGGTTTCTATATGTTCTGTATGTTGGGTTACCACTCACATAAGACATAACCATATTACTAGGAAACTTATTTAACTGGTTGCCATCCATGATAACTGTCTGCCAGTATGTTTCAGGCTGACTATCATGCGTTGCTCCTGCTATTGAATTAGGATTCCAAAAGTTAGGCACCTCTATTTCTTGCTGTAAAGTAACATTACCAACGCGATTTGATGTTGTACCTGCAAAAAAAGCAAAGTTTACAACTGAGTTAATACTTCTACCCTTCGCAATATCCCATTCGGTTGCAGGGTGGTCAAACTCTATAACATTAACCAAAGTATTATATGGATTGATATATGTTGTACCCGCAAAGCAACGGTACTCTTCTTCTACCGCACCAGTAAACTTGTTGGCTGTGATCGTGTTGGCTTTGATCTGATCTGCTTCTATAGAGCCATCAACAATAAGATCGCCAGTAATGTGTGCTTCTTTTTTTACAAATGCCATTAGTATGCCTGCGCTATTAGTAGAGCAATGGGAATGCTAGTTGATTCAGTTTTTGGGTCACCATCTTCATTAGTATAGTTTGCAGTAACATTCAAAGTTCCGAATTTTCTAAGAGATTCAATACTATCATCATGATCACCAGCCCAATACTGGTGCCCTGTCTCAGCTACAGGGTCTTCTATAGCTTCTGACTTAACAGTAACAATATAGCTTTGTGTACCATTAAAGTTACCAGTCGTATCTTCTTCCACAGTAAATGAAGTGCTTGCAGGGTCACTTGAAGCATAGTTTGTAATCGTATAAGACCAAGTTATACTAGCATCACCTACCTGAGAGGCATCAATATTGAACCCAAACACAACATAAACATCTTGTGTTTTATCGTGTGTGGCACCCGTTTGATGATTGTTAGGATGTGCATGAACCTGAATATCTGCCTCAAACCTAAAAGTTTGTGCATCAAGAACCTTAGTTCCACTCTGCTGAATTATTGTTAGCTCATCACCTGCAACTGGTGGTCTGCCAACATGGTCAGTAAATGTTGCATCAGTTGGGGTAGTTATAGCATTTCTTGTATAAATGACGTTTTGCGTATCAGAAATGTTTGCAAAGGCATTTCCGTTTGTTAGTGTCTGATAAACTATTGAACTTCGCATTCCTCTGTCATTAACTACCTGTACGCCTACTCTTATATTCGCTGTCTCATCATAGTTAGGAATAACTAAATTAGTCTCAGTAGTTGTATATATTTTGTAAGTGTCAAAATCCTTGCTTGGATCTCCTATCCCAATCCTGTAATAGTTTACATTTACGCCATAAGGCTTACTCCAAGATGTTGATATCCCAGTATAAGCAAGCGTGTTTTCGTAATATACAACAGGATCAGCTTGGAAACTTCTAGCATTTGCAATTACGCTTTTATCTGGTAGGCGTGAAGTTGATCTAGAGTAGTCAAAATAATTCCCAGTTTGACTATCTATAGAATCATTAGTTTCTCTACCCTCTAAATCTATAGTAATACCAGATGCATCTGAAATATTTATTTTAAGATTAGTAATCTCATACTTTTCATTAGTAATACCCAAAGCTGAATTAGTTACATTTATTGTATCGCCTATTGCGTAATCTAGACCCCTAGCATTAATTGTAGTCTTTAGCGTTCTTTCTCGCCTTGAATCAATAAGTGTCAGCTTTGCTAATCTTTGCGCCTGATGAATATCAGTAGTCATTGGCAAGTCTAGGTTTTTTCTATACCTATCGCCATCATCAGTTTGATAAGATGTGTTTTTCTGTGGCGGGTATTCCATTTTTATATAATTAGCTTCTGCGCTAACAAAATTCCCACGCACTTCATTGAATGCAACTTGTCTTGGGTTTTTATTAGATATAATAAAATCACCGATTATCATATCTTCATTTAAAACGGTATCATGCGGGTCTAAATATCTCTTCGGCAATATTTTAAATTGACCATTAATGTAAACCATCTTGCCCTTCATGCAGGATAATATTTTTTTGATGTTGGTTCTTATAGAATCTTGAGTAGAGATAACTCCGTTGCACGAATATCTTTTTTTAGTTATACCACCTATAGTGACGTTTTCATCACAAAAATCAGCCGCATCTTCTATCTGGTTTAAATCAAATAAATCTCCGCTTAAATCAGCACCAAAGTCACTGTCTCGCAGATAGTTATATAAACATAATACAGGGTTGTCAGACCAAGCAACTTGTCCTGATCTTGGGTCGTATACCTTTTTGCCTTCAATAAGTGCCGTTACTTTAGGCACACCGTTTGGGTATTTATCTGGGTTGTGTATAAATGTAACTCGACTATAAGCAATGCCATTTAGCGGTTTATTATCACTACTATCCCAATAATTATCATAGGGAATGTTAATTGTTGCTTGCGGGTCATTTCCAAACTTATTATGCAGAGAAAAGTCACTTGATTGCGTACTGCTTGTACCGTTAGAAGCATATTGATTCTTATATAAGTTTTGTCCGTTTTCATATCTGAAAGCTAAAGTGTCATCTAGATAAACTTCTCTGACAGCATGGACTACAGTATGATGCCAGCAAATAATAAAATTCAGCCGACTAACATAATCATCTTCTGTGCCTTCGATGTTTAAAGGTGAGTCATATCTACCGTCAACACCTACAACAGACTGATAAACTATCGTGCCACCTTTTCTTGTTTTTCCGTAAACAATATCTCTGACAGCAGTTGGGTTTTTGGTTGTGACATTACGACCACCCATGGTATCTGCTTGTGCGCCCGCCTGTAGGTCTTGCGCCACTTCTTCCATTGAATCAATTTGATAATCCATTACAAGCGCAGTGCCAACGCCAACAGCAATAGCAACGGTAGCAGTTGCACCTACTGCTGCCGCACCTAACCCTGCTGTTATACCTGCTACTATTGCCATCTAATTGCCTATATACTTTGTGTATAATCTTTCGGTTAACGTAAAATCTAAATGCTCTAACAAACTATCGAAGGGTGAATGGCACTTAGTATTAATAGTTAAGCTAGACACCTTCTTTGTCTTTAAGTCTTCTTCTACATACTTAATAAGACCCAATCCTGCGCGACCTTTTCGGTATTCAGGAAGTATGTATATTATATCGCAAGCCGCGAAGATATGGTCTGCATAATGCAATCCTTTAGTCGCAACAACTGTGAAATAGCCTACTAACTTATCACCCTCTCTAGCAGTATAAGCATACAAAAGACCTAAACTTTCTAGCTTGTCATAAGTTTCCCAATCAGGATTAAGTTTAATTACGTCTTGATTAAGTGCTATCTCTTCCCAATGCTTTTCAATTAAAGGTTGTACTTCTTTCCTACAGTCTCTTACTTTTTCTATTTGATATTTCATCACTGTCCCCAGATAAGTTTTTGCTCCGCTATATCCTCAACAAACATTAAACCCTGATCACTAACACCATGCACATCTTGCTGGTCTTCTTGTGTATATCTTCTGATATTTCTATCATCTAGCCTAACTAAAAAGTTCTCGCAAGTAACCTCAATTATAATCTCATTACCTGTCTGTCTGTATACCATGTTATCTAAGATGCCAGTGAAATAACGAATTGATGGGTCTATACGATCTAAGTTTTCATCAAGCTGAAAAATGTATACTCTAACCTCCGCGCCTTGAAACTCTGCATCTCTAGCAATAGTCACTAAACTGTTATCACACCCAGATAGCTGTATGGTTATACCAGAAGTACCTAAGTCACTATTCTCATTTACAGAACTTATTGATAACAAACTACCTGCTGGGGTGTAAACACCAGGGTCAGATGCTGAAGTATATTCCTTGATGCCATTACTTAGCAAAAGATTATCAGTACCATCAATACCAAGAATCTGAACAGCCATGCAGAACTGATACTTGCCATCTTCTATGTCAGTTTCAAAATCTGTATGTATGCCTCTAGACATTACTGTGCCTCAATACAATTGAAGGTAAAGTCATAAAAGCCTGAGTCATGCATATCCCAGCCAATATCGTTTCTAGCTAATCGCCATGTTGTCTTAGGCAAATCAATGGTTAGAGCCTGTGAGGCTGTTACTTCTGTTTTTAATGCAGGGGCAATAGATACATTACCGACACTTGCAGATATATCCTCTAGAGTCATATAAAGCTCATTATTAACTTCAAAATGACTGCCCGCAGGTAATCCATTAGAATCACCTAGAGTAATTAACATAGTATTTGAGCCAACGGCTTTCGTTGTGCTTCCAGTATATGATGCTGTTCTACCAGTTTGCACCATCAAGGGATTACCAAATTGAAACGTCTGTGTAACGCCACCCAAAGCAGTAATAAATGCAGAAAAAGCCATGCCTTCATCTCTATCTAAAGGTCTTAATGTTATCTCTGCTTCCCATCGAGCATTAGTGTAATTGGTAATCAACTGCTTATAGTTTGTAGCTGATTGAGTCATTGCAGCACTGTGTACCAGCTTTAGGTTACAGCTTTTGATTATAGACTCACCATTTACAGTAGGAAATGTTAAAGGGTATGTTAAAGCCATTTTATCTGCCTGTTATCATCTGTGAATAAGCACCGCCTCTGCGAGTCTCTTGTGCGACTGCTACCTTACTAGCTTCAGCTATCTGTGGCATTAGGTTCTTTATTTCTGATCTTACAGTATCTTGAACACCAGTGCTAATGTTTATAACCTGGTTAACAACAACGCCACCAACACTACCGCCTTTCGTATGGTCGATTACAGTCTCATTTGGGTGTAGTATAGCAGGGAATCCACCTTTACCGTCTACACCACCAGAACGAGAGCCATGACCAGTAAAACCACCGCCCTCAAATGATGCTTCAGCCAAAGCAGTACCCATTATCAGACCTGCATTAATACCACCCATTACTTTCATAGTTGCTGCGTGAGCCTTACCAGCTGCTAATATTGCTGGAGCTGTAGGAGCTGTAACAGGGTTTGTTGCTGCCGCTGCTGCCATGCCCGCATAAGCAGTCATAGTTAGACCTGCTGAAACATGACCTTGTATAAGGGCGTTAGCCGCTGCTAGAGTTTTGGATATAAGAGCAAATGCTTTAGCTTCTTTAGAACCTTTCTTGAAAAAGCCACTCATAATATCAAAGGTATTTGCAAACTGACTTGTTACTGTTGATGCTGTATTCAGCATAGAAGCCTGAAGACTAGCATCCATGTTTTTATATTCTGTAAATATTTTCGCTATAGCTTCAGTCACGCCCATATCTTCAGCTTTCTTTTTAATCGAATCCATTTGTATAGCAAATGCTTCATCTTCTAACTCAGGAGTGATTCTTGCCATGAATTGATTTTCTGTCTCAGGCTTTCCTGCCTTTGCTGCTTTTTCTCTTGCTTTAGTTATATCTTCAAGTCGCTTTAATTCAGCAAGATGCATCAAAAGTTGCAATCCTTCAGTTGCACTTAACTCATCTCGTAATACTTGCTGTCTAATCTCATATTCTCTAACTGCTAAAGATGACTTTCCGTATGTTTCAATTTGCTTTACAAGTGCAGCATCTTGTTTTACAAATGCTGTAGTAGTGTTATCAACTTTTTCTCTAAGGGCTGCGATTGCTGCTTCGTAAAAAGCAGTGTCACTATCAAGTTTAGTAATACGCTCATTATATTCTTTAAGTGTTTCTAAATCTTTACTACCATAAACAATACCAAATGAGCCAGTAAGAACAGTTGTCATCTGCTCTCTTGTTGTTTCATTAAGTTTTTTTAGCTCTGCCTCATATTCTTGTAATTTTCTAGTAGCTAAAATTTTAGCAAACTTTTGTTGGGCTGGGCTTAGATTGTCAAAACTATCAATCAGGTCTTTGTTAGCATCTTTTAGTTCTTTAGCAGCTTCAGTAGCACCAAAAAATGCAGGGGCTAAACTCATACTAAGTGCAGCACCTATTGCTAAAAAAGCACCAAGCATCGCACCACCAGGACCAAATAGAGAAGCAATCTGAGAACCCTGCTGACCAAACACCAGCATGGCATTCTGACCCATTTGAAGCTGTACAGCGACATCCTGTATCTGATGACCTACCTGTCCTAAACCGCCACGCATGAACCTAAACTGCTGATTCAGGACTTTACCCTGCTTCGCAGTTCTATTCATTTCCTTTTGCATATTACGGAAGCCAGAAGATGCTCCGTCTTTGACCTTAGTTTCGATTACTGCTTGTGCGGTCTTAGCCATTTTCTTTATTCATCCTTTCTTGCTTGAGACGTAAGTATACAAACCAATGATTAAACTCATCATCAGTCATAGCTAAAATCGTTGAGAGGGGCTGACCAAGGTGTTCTGCCAACTGAAACATAGCATATATCTCAGTAGGCTCACCTTGATCATTTATTAGTTTTTTTCGACTTCCTCTTGATCTTGAACATCAAGAACAAAGTTTGCCACTCTACTTAATACTTCAGGATCAACGCTTTTTCTCAGCTTAGATTTATCAGAGAGATCAAATACAGAATCTCCCTTTTCATCTGTAATGCCAAATATCAAAGCATACACCAGATAATCAGTATTATCGCCATCGGCTCTAGCATACCATCTGGCTTTGTCTTCTAAAGATAGGTTCTTCGAGTAGAGAGTGCAGTCCCACTCATCTACCCGAATACTTCTAACTTCTTTCCCACTAAAGTGCGCTACGGCACTATCTATTAATTTTCCCATGGTTTTATTCCTATTATGATATTGTTAGTTTACCAAGACCAGTTGCAGTAAATGAAACCTCAATAAGTCCGTCACCAGCAACTGATTTAGAAACTGAAGTTACAAGAACACTTCCAGAATAAGTATCACCACCAGCTTCAAGTGAAACCGTTACTCCTGCATTAGCAAGCATATCAGAAACAGATTGATTGATGTTGTTTGTCATCTCAATCTGACCATTAGTTGCAGCGTCATCAAAGAAACAGTTAATGCTTGCAGTCCAAGAACGGTTAGTAACTTTAGTTCTAGTCCAGCCTTCATCAGCATTTGATGTGCCTACCATTGTAGTTGCATCTACTGTGTTAGCAGTAATTTCAATCGTGAAGTCTTTAACTTCAGCCATAGTGCTTGTGCCTACTGTGACTACGCCTGAGTGTCCAGTGTGTGTTGCCATTTTAATTACCTCAAATATATATAAAAGGCGTAATCGCCATTAAATTGAAATATCAGGGTTATTTTCTCTTACCTGATACGTTACTTCAACAGTCAGTGTACAAACAGCTACGGGCTGATCTCCACCACCGTCAAAATCTGCATCGAAGCTAGTAATGCGTGTATCCTTAGCATTACCGCCACGAGTTAAATCTGTATACAATGCCTCTTCTATCTCAAGGCATATTTGATCCAGAGTGTCATCGTAATTAGCCACTCCTTTAACATATATCTCAACCTGATATTCACACCGTCTTATTTGCGTTCTAGGTGTACTCACTGTTTCATAGGCTGTTTCCTCTGACCTATTATACAGCAAAATACCAGGCAGTTTTGAACCATGCATGGGATAGACTCGACTTTGAAACACATTGCTACGAGTTGTTGCAAGACCAGTAAGTGTTGTCTTGATATTATCCCTTATGCTCTTTCTTACATGACTCATGGCTGTTCCTCTAGTGCAATCTCTGTAATACCTGTGCCATCATCCATTAAGATAGTAACAACATACAATGTGCTGCGAACAAGGAAACAATCACCCTCTTCTGCATTAGGAATATCAGCCGTTCTAACTGTAAGTCTTGGTTGAACAACTGCAAAGCTAACCGTACCGCCCGCATCAACAGACTGGTATTGATTGTCGAATATAGCCGTAATGGTACTCTTCACTCTACCTGTTGGCATATAGGTTACTGACTCACCAAAGTCAGCTATCATTAAAGCTCTATCGTCAGCAGTCTCAACTGGCATCTGTTTCCACTCTAGTTTCTAATTCACTTGCCTCAAGCCCAACGCTTCTGTTCTTTGCTTTTTTCTTAGACTCAACAGCAACGCATTTACCAGAATCAATTAGCTCGTCAGCTACATTCTTAGCTAAATCAACTATAGTACCAACTCTATACAGGGCAGAATCTACAGTACATCTTTCTACAAATTTAACTTTCATACTTATCTCCTTTAGTAAAAGCTACTATGGGATAGCCACGGAATAGCCTTTAGTAAAGGAGGGGGCGAACCCCCTCACAGTGTTACTTACTGACCTACTGCAAAAGATTGAGCATGACGTACAGCAGCATCAACAGACTGTAGTGCAACAACGCGCACTGTACCAGACTTAGAAGCAGTGTATGGGTCAACTACGATATCTAATCCACCGAACATACCGATTAGTAAGTCGCTGAAGTTACCAAAGTAGGCATGGTTTGCAGATGCTTGTGCAGAAACGATAGCATTGTAACCATTAACTTGACCATTCTCTAATACAAAACCACTGTTAGTAGCTGATTTTGCAGTGCCTTTCAAAGCACCCGCTAGAGCAGGAGTAAGGATGTATGAAAGGTTGCCAACAAGAGCGTTATCTTGTGAAACCTCTGTTTCCAATTCAATCATCTCTGCAAAAGTTGGCGCACCAGCACTACCAAATGTAACTGAACCAATGCCAGTTGTAGCTTCAATACCAGTTGGCTGACCTAAAGCACCTGTACCCTCTAGACCAGCTTTATCAATAGCGATTGCCATTGCTTTAGTAAGGTCATCACGGATTAGGTTCTCAACGTCTAGGCTAGATTGGATCAAAAGCTGACGAGTAACGTCTGTGAATGCACCCAAAGTTTTAGGTGTAAGACTTACATTACCAATAGTCATTTCTGATTCAGTAGCATCACCACCCTCTGTAGCAATCCAAGAAGCAGCAGATACGCCAGTTTTCTTAGGAATCTTAACGTCACCGCTTAGACCGCCTAGCATTGTTGCACCTGCAGCCATCACAGATGATGAGTTGCGTAGAGCATCAATGAAATCACCGCCACGAAAATCTTCGCCAATCAAGTCTGCATCGTTTGGATCGCCAGTAACATTCAAGTCACGCTTGTTCCAAGTGCGTAATACTTCAGCAGGAAGCATAATGCCCTGTGCAGTTTTACCGTACTGGTCAGCAGCAGCGCGTGAGCATTCAAATTCAAATGCAGCAGCTTCTTGTGCGCGGCGATCAGTTGGGTTAGCAAGAGCGTGGATTGCTCTCATCATGCTGAAACGCTGAGTTTCTGCTTTGCTCAAGCCGATTTCTTGGCTTTCTAGAGCAGTTGTAGAGCCGATAGACTCTAATAGTGCGCCACGGAACTCATCAATAGACTGACCAGAAGCGATTGCTTCACGAGCCATATCTGATTTGTTGTGACGTGCGCCTAACTCAACGATTTGAGCAGCGTTCTTTTGTGCGGCTTGCTGGGCTTCAGCTTTTACCGCGTCTAAATTAACTTCTGACATAGTATTGTCCTCTTTAAGGGAAGTTCTAATTACGGGTTTATTGTCAGCTTTGCCTGAACGCCCAACGCCAACTGTCATATCGGCAGGTATAGACACCAAACTTGCTTCAACGGGTTTCCATGACTTAGCGCGATAAGTTTCCTTATCATCGCTGTCTCTTTCCATTTTGCCGATAGAGTAACCAACAGAAATGTTAGCCTTAATTCCATCAACAACATCAGAGAAAGCCTCACGAGCCAACTCACCTTTTCCAAAGCGAACTTCTGCGCGAAGTCTACGCGCATTCTCATCAAGCTGTACTGATTTGATTACACCAATTTGCTTTTCTGGGTCATGGTCTAAAAGCAAAGGGGCGCGACCAGAAGCAAGGAACGATAAATCAATCGACTCTCGCTTATGATCTAATACTTCTTTACCGAAAGAACGCTCAACAGGCTCTTCACTAGAAAGTGCCAAACGAACTGTACGAGTCTCTTCATCGATTGGAGACATTTCCATCTCCATAGCACGATGAGTCACCTCAACAGATTCTGCTCTATCGGTTTCTTCTACTTCTACTTCAACTTCTGACTCTTCAGCTTCAACTTCAGCTTCTTCCTCATCGGACTTAGCATAAGTTACAACAAAGGAGTCTTCAGTCTCTTCAACATTTTGAATGTGTCTCTCGCCAACTTCTTCGGTAAGTTCGACATTCTCTGTTACATCTTCACTCATAATAAATGCCTCAAAGTTTACTTCATCCCAAGCTCGTTCATCACTAGCCATGGGATGTCCTTTTGGTAAGAGATCAGTATCATGCTTACCGCTTCTAAATTTGCCATTGCGTAATGCGTACAGAAAGCTATTAACTCTCGCGTAAGCCCATTGCTCTGGCGATTTAACGGTAGGTCGTACTGACTGCGGATTGGTCTTATAAGCCCCAACGCCACGTCTAAATACCGCTTCTAATGTGCGAGTGCTAGTTCTCTTACTAGCAACATCACCAACCTTTTCATTGTGTTCTTTTGCCTTAGTCGATAAGGCTTCTTTAACACTACCTGTAATCTCTGCTGCACGATCTTCGCTAATCATTCCAGTGATCTTGCGCGAGAATGCAAATCCTGCATCACCGCCCCACAAAGCCCAAGCTATTCGCCCTGCGCTTGGATAACCTTCTTCACCAGGTCGGAAACCCTCAGCTTCCTTATCAACTTCGTGACGGCTAAAGAAAGAGTACATTCTTTTTACAGTATCGAATGATAACTCTTTTCTATTCTTTATGTCTCTTGCTCTGGCTACACCAACTTCAGTCCCACCACGACCAAACTCTTTTCGCCACTCAAGACCTTTCTCAGCTTCTGACACCATTCCGTCAGTAGGGCGAGTGTTTATCTCCTTACCCTTGTACTTCGGCATCATCATCTCCGATTATATCAGGATCAACACTATTGAAACTCGCACCGTATGGCTCTAATGCGTAGGATATGCCATATTGTTCCGCTATATCCTTATCTCGTGCGATCTGAGACACTAACTCTTCTACATCCTTACCATACTGGCTTGCAACGTCAGAAAGGCTTAGAACGCCTGATTTAAGCCCCAGAATCGCTGCATTCATTTCCTTCTGTGGATCAACCCAGTTCCATGCCTTACCTCTGAACTCTGCTGCATCAGAGAAACGGTCATATTGTCGAACAGGAATGCCGAAACTGTTAACTTCCATAGATGCAGAAAGCCAATCGTCATAAACAACTCGAACAAAATGGTCAATCACAAACTTCTGTAGGTTTCGATAGCAATCACGCTCTTCTAGCGCACCCTGACGGATAGAACTGTAAGATACTGACTCTAGATCGTTAGATAGCGCAAAATAGCTAACCCCTAACGCAGAAGCAATGCCTTTTAGCACTGCTTTGTGGAATGAATCAAATTCGTTGTTTGGGTACTGTGGATCAAACGTCTTAAAGTCTACACCATTTGGTAGCTGATGAAATGTGCCTGGAGATGCTTCCATGATAGGCATACTTCCATCTAGGTCATCTGCTACGAAGCCATCACCAGTGGGTGACGTAAAGAAACCCATTTTACTAGCACCGATACGCGCATTAACTACCGCAGCTTCTCTTAGCGCACCTAACTGCTTCATCGCAGAGATTGCAGGTGTCATCCAAGGCTCACCGCGAGTCTGACCTGCTCTACTTGGGTCGTATAGGTGAATCATACGTTCAGCAGGGATTCTAACGTGCTTAGGAGACTTTCCAGTCGTTGTGTAGTCATAATCACCTGGATGATAAGTCAACACATGGTAAGCAACAGGCTTGCGGAACTTATTTAGCTCCACCCCCATGCGAACTTCATTGCCATTAGTTAATCTTTCGTTCTTTTGCTCATCAATCTGGTCTGGCTCAAGAAACTCTAAGGCGAATGAATCATGGAATGAAGCACCTCGATGCTTAACAATGAATACTTCACCATCACGGGCTAGACACTCAATAGCTAATTTCTGTGCATCAAGCCATGACATTGAGCCATCTACGGTACAGTTACCTAGCTTGCCCCACTTACGGAACGCACTTTCTACCTTCTGATTGCCGTCTTGATCTAATCTGCCAACAGAATCAGTCGCTTTTACCTGTAAACCAAAGCCTTTTTCACCAATTACGTTATTTTTGAGCAGATTTAGGTATTTTTTAGCATATTCGTTGTTTCTAGCTAAATCTCTTGATCTTGAGCGTATTTTACGCAGTGCTGGTCTAAGCTCAGAGTCTGGTGAACGCTCAGAACCCTTAAAATCAGCAAAAATATGCCCTGAATTAGCTGCTGCGTATGATCTCTTGAATATTTTGCCTTTTTTATCGGTTTTAGGCTTAAACATATCAAAAAGAGCCATTTAAAACCTCACTTGTATAGTAGATGAGTTTTTACGCCCATGTTTCATGTCTATTTGATTAACTTCTTGATTAACTTCTCTCTTATAGAAGTTTCTAGCATCAACCAACTCTTCAAACTTCATTTTATCTAACGATCTACCAGCTATGGAATAGCTTGCCACATCTGAATCAGCCTTTCCACTCAGAAGACTTTCTATCTTAGCAAGCATTATTTCTGCATGAGAACGAGGATCAGCTTGGTTAACATCCAAATCAGGGATAGCCATAAAATGACCACGATCAACAACGATCCTTTCGCCATCTGCTCTAGATATTTCTAGTTGATAGAAGTAATGACCTGGAACAAAGTCTTCGCTATCTTCGCCAAGCACAGTAAATAGGTAGTGTGAAGTTTGGGCTGTGCCAGTTATGGTTATTTCGTTACTGCCACCGCCTGTGATTCTAGCTACATAAGTTGCAGTGTAGGTATCCGTAGGATAGTCAGTGACAAGATCTGACCGCTTCCACTGAATAAAATCCCCTACAACAATTTCCTGTGGTTCTCCTTCTGGAGCGTTAGCAGCATCGAATAGATTTGCCATTAATTTACACCTTTATCGCCACGAATTAACAAAACTTTTCCCTGTCTTGGGTACAAATGATTGCTTCGGCTTAATTGGACTTTCAGCTTGTTGCTGTGGTTGTTTGTCCTTATTATCTGCTAAAGCGTTAATATCTACGTTTAATATAGCATAAGCTGCAATAGAGTAAACAAAACAGTCTAATGCTTCGTTTCTCGGTCTTATCTTTTGGAATACACGTTTTTTGTATCCCCTAGTAAACTTTGTTACAATCTTTTCTGCGGTAAGCTGACGAAAATACTCATCATGCAAGTCATCGTGAAAGTGTATGTAACCAGCACCCTCTTCCTGTATCCGCAATCTAGCAAATAGTAAGTCTTTTGCAGTGTCAACACCAACAGGAAATAATAAACACTTTCCGATATTGTTCTTGCTTGGTCTGCCTACTATTGCTCTACCCTCTCCACCAACACCCTTAATGGCGAAGACTCTTCGGGCATAGTTCTTCTTAGCGTAGGAGTATACCGTATTTGTGAAATGACCTCCACTGTCGATACAGGTTGCGCGTATAGGTAATTGCCTACCATCGTTACACAGATATGTAGTAAACAATTTAGTGTCTAGAGCAGTCCATAATTGAGGCGTAGAAGGATCGCCATACAGAACTTCATGGCTAATGACCCAACTCTCATCGTCACGCCCCCAACCGATAATCGATAGCTCCAAACGATCATCCTGAACATCCACTCCACAGGTGAGAAATATAACGTCATCAGGTATTCCCTCACCATAGGCTTCTCTTCTTTCTGCCAGAGAGTAATCATCGATAGTCTCACCCTGATCCTCCCACGTTTCTCCCAAGTAAGTGTTTGTCCATACCCTAAGTTGCTCTGGGTTTTTACGCATGGACATGAAATCCCTTACACCATCAGACAAAGGTGTCCAAGGAGAATAAAGTCCGTTGATAGCAAATCCTGCCACACCATTAAACTCTTTCTCTGCTTTCCATGTTCCGTTACGAATAGCCCATCTTCTATCAGAGTCAGTCCATAACACATCACAACCTTCACACAGATACTTTGCAGTATCAGGATCGTCATCAGTCCACTGCACGTTAGACCATTTTAGCTTCTGCTCATGGTGACAGTGTTTACAGGGAACGTGATAGTATCTCATGTCAGAGTTCTCAAACGCCTCCTCGATACGACTTGCATCCTTATTCGTGGGAGTCGAAACCATGACAATCTTACGATTCCAGAACGTAGCTGCCCTTTTACGGGCTAGTTGGATAGGATCACCCTCTGAACCAGCACTAGCGGGATACCGATCCACCTCATCACACAGTACGAGTCGGATAGGGCGTGATGCCAAACCAGATGGACTGTTAGCACCCACGAGCGTCAAACTGCCACCAGGGAATAATTTATGTAATGTAGTATTTCCACTGTCTCTTGCGCGAGGGTCTTTTACTTTCCCTCTAAGACATACTGTCGCTTTAAGTAATCCGTTAGCAACACGATCCTTTGAGAATGCCTGAGCCATTTCCAAGGT